GTCGCCTGTTCGTATGTGACCGCCGACGGCGAGACGGTCCCGGGTCCCTTGTCGGCGCCGTGCGCGGTGTTGGACCAGACCGTCAACGGCCAGCTCGCCGTGTCCCAGATTCCCATCGGGGGCTCCGCGGTCACCACCGTCAAGCTCTGGATGCCACTCGCCGGCTTCGTGTCGCCGCTCCTCTATGCCGGGTCCGTGGCGAACGGCGTCACGATGGCGACGATCAATCTCGCGGACCTCAGTCTCGGCGTGCAAGCCCCGATCGTGAACACGACCCTCGATCCGCAACTCGGGCTCTGGATGGCCGCGGCCGGCTCGATCTGTGAATCGGAGCCGTCGGCCGACGGCAGCAGCGGCGGTACCGGCCGCGCGCTCCAGCTGCAAACCTGGGACTTGCGGATGGACCGCTTCCCGAACACCTGGGCGGATTCCAGCTTCACGATGAGCGGGTTTCTCGGCGAGCGCACGGTGCTGGGCGGCGGCGGCGTCGGCCACGGCCCCACGCGGATCCCGAAACCGCCGCTCGTCAGCGTCACGTACGTCCAATACATCGACACGACCGGCGCGCTGCAGACCTGGGACCCGAGTCTCTATGTCGTCGACATGCCGACCGGGGACTATGCGGAGTGCGGGCGGATTGCGCCGGCGTACGGGCAAATCTATCCGCCCACCCAGACCCAGCCCGCGGCGGTGACGATCCGGTTCGTCTGTGGCTATGGCCTGACGCCAGCCGCCGTGCCGGCGCCGCTCAAGATCGGCCAGCTCTTGCTCATCGGCAACTGGTTTCTCAACCGCGAAGCCGGGCAAATCATTCGCGGCAGCGCGGACATCCTGCCCTTCGGCGTGGATGCGCTCTGGCAAGCGTTCCGGGTCCTCTGATGGAAGAGATGAATCGCCCGTTCGTGAGGGCGTTCGAGGTCTGGGAAACCGAGTGCCGCGTCGCGCCGTCGCGCTTCATGACCCCCGAGGACATGGCGGCCATCGACGTGCTGCCGCTGTCCGAGCAGCGCGCGGCGTACTTCACCGCCATCTTGAACACGCTGGCCGCCGGCCGGCCGTGGAATGCGATCTGATGCCGAGCCCCGTCGGACAGCGGCGCGAACGGGTCCGCATCGAGCAGTCGGTGCTCGTCCAGGATGGCCAGGGCGGGCATGTCCAGGGCTGGGCGTTGCGCGCGGTCGTGCAGGCGAAGGAGGAGTCGCTCTCCAGTCGGGAAGCCTTGATGGCCCGGTCGTTGACGGCCGTCCTGCTGACCGCCTGGACGATTCCGTACCGCACGGACCTGGTGATTACCGATCGGCTGCTCCTCGGCAAGCGGGAACTCCATCTGACGAGCTACCAGGACCCGGAGAACAAGCACGCGGAACTGCGGCTGCTGTGTAGCGAAGTGCAGGATCAGCCGATCGCGCCCGGGGCGACGATCGCCCCGTCCTGGGTGCAGCAGGACTTCGTGCAATGAGCTTGGTGGTTACGCATGCCTTCGTGAGCGGGGCGGCCGATGGGGCCAACGCGTCGGTCATGCGCCCGTCCGATTGGGGCTCGGTGGCCGGCGGGTCGAAAGTCACGCATGTGATCAGCGGCGGCGTGCCGGCGGACGTCGGCCTGGCCAATGTCGAGGACACGGCGCTCTCGACGTGGGGGGGATCGGCGAATCTGACGTTGATGACCGTCCACGATCGCGGCGGCCAGGTCTACAACGTCCAGGCGTACGGCGCGACCGGCCTCGGCGTGGTGGATGAGTCGACCGCGGTGCAGGCGGCGATCACGGCGGCGCTCGCCGCCAACGGCGGGGTCATCTTGTTCCCCGCCGGTCGCTATCGGATCAACGCGCAACTCCTGATCCCGAACGACGGCGCGAGTCCAGCGCCCCACCAGAAGCCCTTGCGGTTCGTCGGCGTCGGGTCACACTGGGCGGGTATCGCGTCGCCGATCCTCGGGGAATCGGTGCTCGATCTGCGCTATGCGGGCACCATCGGCAAGATCGTCACGTTCGGGCTGGGCGTGCTCGACTTCGATCGGCTCACGCTGACGAATGGCGGCAGCGACTCCCTGCCGTTTGTCTACACGACGAACACCACGCTCCACGTCGAGGGTTGCGCGTTCATTGGGGCCACGGCCGCGAGTCCGCTCCAGGACGCGATCGTGCTCGGCGGCCACACCCTCACCACCACCGGTGACGCCACGGGCCATTTCCAAGGCTACGGCACGATCATCGCCGGCAACTATTTCGACTACATCCACCGCGGCGTGCTGCTCCAAGTGGACGCCAACGCGGTCGTCATTCGCGACAACGCCTGGTGGACGAACTGCGGCGGCTCTGCGGCGATCGAAGACTGGAACGATCCGAGCTATCAGAACGAGGGCTTGTTCACCTCGGGCAACCTGATCGAGATGAACAACTACACGTACGGCATCGCGCTATACCGGACCGGCGGCGCGACCTTGCTCGGGGATATGTTCTACGACGGCGCCACGTTCACGGCGTACTACTTTTTCAATAGCGTGGCGAACGCGCTGCCGAATCTCGTCGTGCCGGGCTTCTATGCGGCCGCGACCGCCGCAAAGCTGGCCGCCGGCGCCGGGTGTCCGGCCTTCCTCCAGGCGACGGCGGCGGGCACGGTGTCGTGCCTCGACGGGACCGGCGCCTTCACGAACGCGGTGTTGAAGACCGGCCGCCTCGAAGTGCATGGCCCACGGTTGGAGCTGTACGCGGCCAACGGCGACGACGTCGCGGGCTTCTATAACTCCTCGGCGCATGTGGTCAAACTGATCGCCGCGCAGGCCGACGGCAGCCTCGTGATCGGGGACAGTGCGGCGAACGCCGTGCTCGTGTTTGCCAATCCGGACGGGACGTTCACGTTCCAAAACATGAAACCGACGACGGGCTATACGTACTGGCAGACCCAAGGGGGCGCCGGGCAAGGTGCCATCCCGCTGGGCCGCTGGTATAGCCACGCGGGCGTGCTCGGCACGATCGTCAATGCGGATGGGTCGTTCACATTCAACCTCCTGACGACACTCGCGAACGTGGCGGCGACCGGCGCGTTCGGGTGTAACAACGCCACGCCGCAAACCCCCGTCGCCTCGGGCGGCGCGCTCGCGGCCTACGGGGCGGGGGCCAATGGGTTCGATACCGCCGGGCACGCCTCCGCGCTCTATGCCTTAGTGGTCGCCATGCGGGCCGCCCTCGTGGCGAACGGGATCATGTCGTGACGACCACCTATAGCGCCCTCAGTGCCGTGAGTGCTGCCGTGTTCAACTGCCTGAACGTGGCCGCGCTCCTCGCGCTGGCGCCGGGGGGCATCAACGACGCGATCCCCCAGCCGACGATCTATCCGCTCGTGTTTTTCGAAGTGTCGAACGCCAAGCAACTCGGCGGCTTTGGGACGTCGCCCGGCCACGGCGATACGCCCGAGTGCGAGGTGCGGATCCACGCGTTCAGCGAGCAGCAGAACGTTTCCGAGGCGCAAGGGATTCTGAACCTCGCGATCGGGTTGATCTACACGCCGGGCGCGCTCGTGGTGCCCGGCTATACGGTGTGCGCGAACCAACCGATGACGGACCTCCAGATCCTGAACTTAGGGGACCAGCTGATCGCCAACGTCGTGTGTCACGAAGAGGTCGCGATCCTGCGGGTGATCGTGGAGAACGTGAATGCCTGACGCGCGACCGTTCAACCCGCCGGTGATTGTCGGCGCGGACGGGCAGCCGGCCCGACGCGCCGCCGATCGCGCGTGTCCGACGTGTCACGCCGGGCCCGACAAGCGGCGGCTCTCGGGCGGGTTCGGGGCGCCGCACGACGTCTGCAGCGTCTGCGGCTTCGAATGGATGGACGAACGGACGGCGGAGCAGTAATGGCCAAAGCCAGTTCCTCACAATTTTCCGTGTTCCTCGTCGACGGGATGAGCCTCCTGGCCGCGAAGGTCCAGGGGGTCACGCACGAGATCAAAGCCCTGTACGAGGCCGCGACGGGCCTGGGCGACGGCTGGGGCGCGTCCTTACCCACGGGCCGGCAGCAGGCCACGCTCGCCCAGTCGGGGGCCTTCTTCGACGACGTGACGAACGGGTTTCACTTGGCGTTCGCGAACCAGCTGACGCTCCTGCGGAATGTCGTCTTCGCCTGGGCGGGCAACGTCGCGGGCGCGCGCTTCACCGGCTTCGCCGGGACCTACGGATCGGACTATGCGCCCCAACCGGTGTTGAATGGGCTCTCGAAAGCGAACGTCAGCTATCTGATCAGCGGCGAGTGTGACCGCGGGCTGATCGTCCAACCGTGGATCCAGCAAGTGGGCACCTGGACGAGCGCCTCGATCGACAACGCGGCGGATACCACGCTGCCGACGGTCGCAATCACCTCGAACTCGCTGGCGAACCCGTCTGTCGTCTTCGCGCCGAATCACGGCCTCATCTCGGGCGACGTCGCCCTGGTCGCCGGCGTCACCGGCAGCACGCCGTCGATCAACGGCCAGCAGGTCGTCACCTTCGTCGATCTGAATCACGTCTCGGTCCCGGTCAACGTCACCATTGCGGGCACGGGCGGCACGCTGCAGCGGCTGAACTCGGACAACGGCGGCTGGGGCTTTCTCCACCTCTCGGAACTGACGGGTCCCAGCAACATCGCGGTCGTCATCAACCATTCGTCGGATAACGCGTCCTGGAGCGCGCTCGTCACCTTTGCCGGCATGACAGCGGCGCCTGGGGCCCAACGAGTCGCGGTCGCGCCGGGCACGGTGGTGAAGCGCTACTTACAGGTCGTGGGCACGTTCACCGGGGCCGGGACCTGTACGCCGTTTGTCGGGTTCTCGAGAAGCTGATGACGGACCGGGATCTCGCGACGGCGCTCCAGCTCGCCAAGTCGCTCGAGCAGGGCGTCCGGGCCTATCAGCCGCCGGATGCGGCGGAGCAGGACGAAGCGCGATCGGTGCTCCGGCATACAGTCGCGCAGCGGGGCGCGCTCGAGCGGTGGATCGCGGCGCGTGTCGTGAAGCTCCAGCTCCAGAGATAGGTCGTCGTCGTTCCGGGGGAAGTTACCGAGTAAGTCCGCCAGCCCCGCCGCGTTCTGCGGCCGCGCTCGCCGCCTTCCAGATCAGCAAGGCGGCCCGTTGTGGGAAAAGCGTCCAGTACTACGGTCACGTTCACAATCACGGATGCGCAGGGGGGCACGAATCGCATCCTCTCGGGCTTCCTGTTGACGATCGGCGCGATGAAGAACACGGCGACCTTTCAGAAGTCGGCAGGGTTCGGGCTCGCCTGGGAAGCCTCGTTGCCGACCGGGGTCCAGGTCGCCGCGCCGATCGCGATTGGCGGGCTCTGGGACGACGCGGCGACGCCGTCGCCCCATACGGTCTTGCTCCTGCCGGACATCAATCCGGCGCTGCCGCCGCGCAACCTGATCATCACGCTGACCGGGGCGTCGATCCGCACCTATACGACGACGTGTTTCCTCGAGAGCTATTCGGTCATCCCGAAGAACCTGAACCTGGCCGAGTTTGGGGCGACCCTCTTGCTCACCGGGTCCGCCGTCTGGAGTTAGACGTTCGTTGACAGCCTGAGCAACCGGCGGCCGTCTCGTGACTGGGGGAGTCACGGACCGCCGCCCGGGCTCACCCTGGAGGACCGCATGAGTATCTTCGCGAGTCGCAGCACCTCCGACCCGATCCCGATTCCCGGCGTCGATCCGCCGGCGACCTGCACGGTGCGCAAGTTGAGCGGGCGGGAACTCGACACGGCGCAGGGCGATCACTTACGCGCGACGATCGCCGGCCGCTTCGCCGCGCACGGGTGGGCGGCGGTGTTTCAACGGCAGCTGAAGGCGGGCCTGGCGACGGACGCGGACGCGCAGCACGTGCTCGATGATCCGTTGAGCGGGTACGACCGGCACGCGATCGTGAAGGCCGGGCTCCTCGCCTGGACGATCACCGATCCGGCCTTGCCGGCGCCAGCGGCCGACACGAGCGACGACACGACACGGGCAAAGACAGCCGCCGCGCGCGGCACGGTGATTGAGGACCTCGACGACGACGCACTCGAGTTCTTTGCCGTCGCGATCATGAGACGCACGAAGCCCGGATTGTTTCTGACCGTGGACGAGGCGGAGCAAGCAAGAAAAAACGCGCCCGGTCCCTCGTCCTCGGTCTGAACGGCGAGGGACCGCTGCCGGTCGAGTACTGGCTCAGTCGGTTGTGTGAAGAGTTCGGGGCGTTACCCTCCGAGGTGCTGGCGGAAGTCGAGCGGCTGCCGGCCGGGCTGCTCGAGTCGATCCTCGAGGCTCGGCAGTTTGGGCGGGCGATCGCGATCTACGAACAGGACCCGCAGGCGCCGGGCGAGCTCGTGGCGCTGATCAAGACGATCGACTACGAACTGGCCGCGGAAGAAATCGCGCGCAAGCGACAGAAAGCAGGGGCGGGTGGCTGACGGGTTCACGATCGACGTCGACGCGGCGGCCGTCGTGGCCGCGCTGCTGGCGCTCGGTGACACCGCCCAGCCCTACGTCAACGCGGCGTCGCATCTGAGCGCCGACGAGCTGGTCGCCGAAGCCAAGGCGCGACTCCAGCGGAAGCTCGGGCCGAACGCGACCGGCGAGATGGTCGCCGGCATCACCGATCGCCCCGCGTACGACGGGAACGGCTACGTCGTGATCTCGAGTGGCGGCCTCGATAATCCATTGAATCTCCCGTTGTGGCTCGAGAAGGGCACGAAAAAAGGGGCCGCCGGCAGTCATAGCAGTCCGGCGCTCGCGTACTTCTATAGCGCGGC